TTTCCGATATTTAGCTTTTACTTTAATGACTGAAGTTTTGTTCTTCGCACTGTTGCTCAGCGTGATGTTTTCCACACGGAAAAACAAGCGTTATGGGCGTGATTCGATGGCCTTCGAGATGAACTGGACACCGCTACTCGTTCGCTTGATGCGCGAGCTCATGGCGAGAACTTTTCGCATCCTCCACAACTACACCTTCCTTGTTTCCATACCCAAGTGGCGTGAAATATTCGCCACGGAGTTCGCCGGTCGCATCATCGACCATATTCTTTGTGACATTCTGAAACCTTGGATTGAACGCATACTGCACCCGCGAACCTTTAACAATCGCGAGGGTATGGGTTCGCAAGCAGCCATTAACCAGGTCATTGAAGACATCTGCGAGGTGAGCAACGGTTACACCGAGACGGCGTGGATCATCAAGTGGGACTTAGCGGGTTTCTTCCCGAATGCCAACTGTGGCTACATGGAGTCTTGCTTCATTCGTGTGATAGACCGCTTCCATGATGAGATAGCCAACAAGTATGGAGCCTTCATGCCGTCGTTTCTGAAATGGTTGGCGATGATAGCCATCCATTGCTGCCCTGCAAAGCACTATGAGAGGCGCACACCCAAGTATCTTTGGGACGCGCATATCAAACCCGAAAAGTCTATACTGAACAAACCAGACGGACAGGGCGTGCCGATTGGACGTATATCATCGCAGACTGGCATGGGGCTCTACATCAACGATGAAGTCGTCTGGCTCAACGAAGATTGCGGCATCCGCACTACGGTGTTCATGGATGATGGGGTGATGGTTGTGTCAGACAATGCCAAGATGTACGCGCTGAGCCTGATACCTAAACTGCGCCAGCGACTCAGCGCAAAAGGCGTCCGCATGAATGACCACAAATTTTATTGTCAGCAGCACTGGAAGGGACTTGAATTTCTGGGCAGTCACATCCATCCGTGGAGTATTATACTGAACGATGTCACATGGTCGCGGTGTATTGCCAGAATACACGAATACAACCAACTTCCTGCGGTCGAGAAATACAGAGAACTCGACCGTTTTATTTCGACTGTCAACAGTTACACGGGATTACTAAAGAACCACACGTCATACAAGCGTATTATGGTGTTGAAAGAAACCATTGCCGATGATTGGTGGATGTGGTTGGATTGGGACCAGCGAAGGCTTTGTGTTATTAGTAAACCTCAGTATAGTTTTCGCGCAAGGTTAAATAGTAAGTATCACTTAAAATTAAAACGAATATGAAAAAGTACGAGATTGACGCGCTCGTCAACGAGCAGCAAACCATCATCCTCGACCGCGAGGGCAAACTGACCAGTACCGACTACATCGCGGCAAAGATTGCGGAAGGTAAGGCTACGAAAGAAGAGTATGCCGAAAAGATTGCCCAACGTCAGCAGTGGCGCGACGACATCAACGCGGCACAGGCGGAAATCAAGCGCTTGGAGTCTATCGAGCCCGAAGAAGATCCTAAACCGTCATTCGAAGACGGTGTGTAACACAACAAGGGGAGCCAAGATAGCTCCCTTTTTTGTGGGGTAAACCCAAGACGGCTTTGTGTCGGAAGGATAGATAACAAATGTACATCGCAATATGAAATGGTTGACAATAGACTACATCAAGCAGCATTCCCGTCTCGACTTCTCGGATGAGGATTCATTGCTCGACCTCTACGGCGGAGCAGCCGAGGAGACGGTGCTGAACTATCTGAACCGCACGTATCAGGAGCTGTTGGAGCAGTATGGTGAAGTGCCTGCACCGATACGTCAGGCCACGCTGTTGCTCGTAGACCACAGCTACACGCAGCGCAGTCCCGCCAGTGCTCAGAACGTGAGCATCATGCCCGACTCGTTCGACATGTTAGTCAAGCCCTACATGCGGCTGACGGGCAGCGCGGCTCGAGGCAAGCGGGTGATGAACTACACGCTGGGCTCACAACTGAAGATACTCATCGCAGCCGAATTGCCCGACAACCTGGAGATGCTGGATGTAGACTTCGAGGTGGTGGTCTACAACGACGACGCAAAGGACAAAACGAAGGTATATGCAAAGACCGACTGCATACTGACTGACGAGGGCGGCTACGTGGTACTGGTTAATTCCGACGAATTAGGCGTGGGCACCTATATGGTCAAGGCCACGTTCCAGATACCCGACAGCGACTTCCCCACCGGCTACCGCAAGGAGGTGGTTCGCATCAATCCAAACGTAAAAGTGACAGGCTAAATGAAGGCGACAGCGAAAATCATAGGATCCTACGTCCGTGCGAGGGCCGCGACGACGGGTGTGGACATGGCGATACAAGCCTACGGCATGCCGAAGGGTGTCGACGTGACGGCGCACACGACCGACCGCAAGAACCTCTACAAGCCCATACGTGTAAAACCCGAAGAGGCACAGACGCTGCAATGGCTGACACCGGGCAACACGATCGCCTACACCATCATCACCAATCTGGAATGGCAAATCATTTAAAACGAAAAAGATATGGCATACGCTAATTGGCTCAATCCGAGCAAGACATCAGGCAGCGGCAACGACACCGTGAACGTGGGTGCGCTGACCGACAATACGGGCCGACAAGCCCGTCAGACCAATATGACATTCAAGGCAGCTAACGTGGCCGACGTAGTGCGCACGGTCATCCAGGCCGGCAAGCCCGAGTTTGTGAATATCCAGTCGGCGGCAGCTGTCTCGAAGGATGGCGTGACCACGCTGACCATCGAGGGCACGACCAACTCCAGCCAACTGACCTTTGCACTGGGTAGTGGTGCTACGCTGGTGCTGACACTTCCTGCGAGCTACAATGCCAACGGGCTGACCACCAACAATGGCGAGACAATCAGCGGAGACCCTGGTGCCAGCGCAGAGTTCCCCTTCTCGATTCAGTTCTCGAACATCGCCAGGAACGCACAGGTGGTCGAGAAGACGGCACAGCTCATCGTCACCGACCATGCTGGCCACACCGCCACCTGTACCATCACTCAGGCCGCTGGTGATCCTGTTCTCGAAGTATCGCCTGCAAGCATCAGCCTCGATTGGAATGCAGCTACCGAACAGACCAGCGCATCGTTCGCAGTAACCTCTAACACTAACTGGAGCATCGAGTAATTGATAATTGATAATTATATGGCGACTATCACGATACCTTGGGCAGACGGCAACGGCAACGTCATCCTGACCTACGACGGACAGGGTGACGGCACCGTCACCGTGCGCTCAGATACCGACAACCTGGGCGATACCCGACAGATGACCATCACGCTGAAGACCGCTGGCGCCAACCCCGCCACGGCACAGGTGACCATCATCCAGCCTACGGGCATGCAGATATTGCTCGACGTAGACGGCAAGACGCTGCGCGATGCTGACGGCAAGGTGCTCAGGGCATATCCGAATGAAGATGTAATACCTCCAAACGATTAAGACGATATGGGATATAGCAGTGGATTCTTGAAACATCACGTCACCATTCTCAACAAGGTGACGGCAACGAAGTTTGGCGAAACGACGCGATACGAGAAGGCGGCTGAGGTGCATGCTGACGTATCGTGGGGCAAGGGTGTGAAGGCGCTGCGCGAAGGCACGCTGGATGCTTACGATACAGTGCTCATCCGCATGCGATGGAATAATATCGTAACCCGCGAGAGCCGCTTAGAGTGTGACGGCAAAACCTATCAGATTCAGTCGCTGCATGCTGACCGCCAGGACAACATCATCCAGATCACGGCAACGGAAGTAATAACGAAATAAAAACAAGGAACTATGAAACAGAAGACAGTAGCAATTATTCATTTCAACACCCCGGAGCTGACGGAGGCTGGTATCAAGAGTCTGCGCAAGCATGGGGGTGGAGATTACAGGGTTATCGTCTTTGATAACTCTGCGACATTGACGTTGCCGGACGGCAAGGTGATTCAGGCACGGCCATTCACGGCGAAGATGGACGGCGTGGAGGTAATCGACAACACGCGGGGACAGGTCATCGACTTCGACAAATTCTTGGCAGAGTACCCCGACCGCAACCCCAGCGTCGGCATATACAAGTCGTCGGTGTGGGGCAGTGCCAAACACATCGTGACGGTGCAGAAACTTTGGGAACTGCTGCCGGAAGGATTCGTGCTGATGGAGAGCGACATCTTGCTGAAGAAACCCATCGACGAGTTCTTTCGTGAGGAATACAGCTTTGTCGGCTTCGTGCAGAAGCACCAGAAGGGCAACCCGTTTGACGTGCCGCGCATCATGCCGATGTTGTGCTGGATGAACGTGCCGATGCTGACAAGAGAAGGCGCAAGATACTTTGACCCAGACCGCTGTTGGGGACTGAAAGCAGACCGCAACGACCGTGGAAACTGGATGGACACCGGTGCATGTCTGCTCGATGAGGTACTGAAGAAACGCCCGCGACTGAAAGGCTTGCATGTGGATATTCGGTTGTTCGTGGAGCACTACGGCGGTGGCTCGTGGAAGCAGGATAACCTGAACGCTCAGATGGCGTGGATTAACAGCCACCGCCACCTATGGGCTGTGAACGATACCGACAAGATAGATGTGCAGCAGCATCGTG